TTGAGCGCATCGAGCGCCGCCGGCACGCTGAAGGAGGATCTGTCTGAGTTCACCGCCGCCGAGCTGCGGCTGATCCTCGCGCACTGGCCGCTGTGGGCGCGGCCCGACCAGCTGCCGCCCGCCGCGAGCGAAGGCGAGGCGTGGCGCGTATGGCTGATCCTCGGCGGCCGCGGCGCGGGCAAGACGCGCGCCGGCGCGGAATGGATCAGCGCCAAGGCGCACGACCGCGCACCGGACGGGGCGCCGCCCGCGCGCCGCATCGCCCTCGTCGGCGAGACGCTGGGCGACGTGCGGCGGGTGATGATCGAAGGCATCTCCGGCATTCTGGCGGTGAGCGTCGAGGGCGAGCGCCCGCGTTTCGAGCCGTCGAAGGGACAGATCGTGTTCGCCTCCGGCGCCGTCGCGCAGATGTTCTCGGCCGAGGACCCGGACAGCCTGCGCGGACCGCAATTCGACGCCGCCTGGTGCGACGAGGTCGCCAAGTGGCGGCATCCGGAGCGCGCCTGGGACATGCTGCAGTTCGCGCTGCGGCTCGGCGAGGCGCCGCAGATGGTGGCGACGACGACGCCGCGCGCGACGCCGTTCCTGAAGCGGCTCATCGCCGATCCGTTCACGGTGACGACGCGCACCGCCACGGCCGACAACGCCGACAACCTGGCACCGGCGTTCATCGCCGAGATGACGCGGCGCTATGCGGGCACGGCGCTGGGGCGGCAGGAGTTTTACGGCGAGATCGTCGACGATACGTCGGGCGCGCTGTGGCGGCGTGATTGGATCGAGGCGCAGCGGGTCAGTGCCGCACCGGAGCTGACGACCATCGTCGTCGCCGTCGATCCGCCGGTGACGGCGACGGCGGCTTCCGATGCGTGCGGCATCGTCGTTGCCGGGCGGAGCGCCGACGGGCGCGCCTATGTGCTCGCCGACCGCACGCTGCAGGGGCGCGAGCCGCAGGTGTGGGCGCGGGCGGTGATCGCCGCCTACGGCGACTTCCTCGCCGACCGGGTGGTGGCCGAGGTCAACCAGGGCGGCGACCTCGTGACGGCGGTGCTGCGGCAGATCGACGACGGCGTCGCCGTGCGCCAGGTGCGGGCGACGCGCGGCAAGTGGCTGCGCGCCGAGCCGGTGGCGGCGCTGTATGCGGAGGGCCGCGTGTCGCACGTCGGCAGCTTCGATGCGCTGGAGGATCAGATGTGCGTGTTCGGCGCCGACGGGCTGGCGAAAGGCCGCTCGCCGGATCGGCTCGATGCGCTCGTCTGGGCGCTGACGGATCTTATGGTCGGCAGCCCGCAGCGGCCGTCGGTGAGGAGGATTTGATTTGCGTGACACGAGCTGACTGCGGCCGCTGGCCAGGACGGCCGACGCTGACTCGGGTTCTGTCATCCCGGAAGCCGTGAGCGGAGCGCGCGGCTATCGGGGATCCAGCCGCAGCCGACGCGCTTCGGGCCGGCTCCGCGCATCCGACGCGCGCGGCGGCCGGCTCCCCGCAGGGGAGTCGCCGCGCGCCAGAAAGAAGGAAGGCGCCAGCAAGAAAGATGCTTTTCCGCTGGGTCCCGGGTCGGCGCTCGGCCTTGCCTCGCTTGCCCGGGATGACAGTCACAACCAGGACCTACCCGCGCCGGTGGCCGCCGGCGCCAACCAAATCTACCCGCGTCGGCGGCCGGCTCCCCGCAGGGGAGTCGCCGGCGCCAACCAAAAAGGACCCGCATGTCGCGCATCCTCGATGCGATCGGCCGGCTTCTGGCTGCCCGCTCGCCGCAACCGGACCGCAAAGCGAGCGCGACGGGCCCCCTCGTCGCCTGGGAGCCGCTCGGCCGCCCGGTTTGGAGCCCGCGCGACTATTCCGCCTTCGCGCGCGAAGGCTACATGCAGAATCCGATCGTCTATCGCGCCGTGCGCATGATCGCCGAGGCGGCCGCGTCCGTGCCGCTGCTCGCCTACGACGGCGATGACGAGCTCGACGCCCATCCGCTGCTGGAGCTGATCGCGCGGCCGTCGCCCGACCACACGGCGGCGGACTTTCTGGAAACCTGGTACGGCTTCCTGCTCATCGCCGGCAACGCCTACGTCGAGGCGGTCGGCATCTCCGGGCGGCTGCGCGAGCTTTACGTCTTGCGTCCCGATCGCATGCAGGTGATCCCGGGACCGAACGGATGGCCGGAGGCATTCGAGTATTCGGCCAATGGGACGTCAGTGCGCTTCGCCGAGGAGCCCGTCACCGGCGTGCGTCCGATCCTGCACACGCGCCTGTTCCATCCCGACAACGATCACTACGGTATGAGCCCGATCGAGGCCGCCGCCGCGGCGATCGACATTCACAACCAGGCCTCGTCGTGGAACAAGGCGCTGCTCGACAACTCGGCGCGGCCGTCGGGCGCGCTCGTCTATGCCGCCAGCAACGGCAGCATGACGGGCGAGCAGTTCAGCCGCCTGCGCAGCGAGCTGGAAGACGCCTTCCAGGGCGCGCGCAATGCCGGGCGGCCGATGCTGCTCGAAGGCGGGCTCGACTGGAAGCCGCTGTCGCTCAGCCCGCGGGACATGGACTTCATCGCCGCCAAGCACTCGGCGGCGCGCGAGATCGCGCTGGCGGTGGGCGTGCCGCCGATGCTGCTCGGCATACCGGGCGATAACACGTACTCGAACTACAGCGAGGCGCAGCGGGCGTTCTGGCGCTGCACCGTGCTGCCGCTCGTCAATCGCATGGCGAGCGCGTTCTCGGCCTGGCTGGGTCCGGCGTATGGGGGCGGCGTGCAGCTCCGGCCCGACCTCGATCAGGTGCAGGGATTGAGCGCCGAGCGCGAGGCGCTGTGGGCCCGCATCGAGCGCGCGAGCTTCCTGACGCTGGATGAGAAGCGGGCCGCGGTCGGATACGGGCCGGCACGTTTAGCCGGCGATGGCGGGTCCGATGTGGAGAGCAGGCCGAGCACCGCAGACGCCTTCGACAACGACGCGGAAACGTTCAGCGATGATGCCCTTCGCAGTCCGGCCGCTAGCTAAAAGCCAACGCACCCAATCCAACAATCCGGAGACATTGATGCTGGCAAACGCAGGCGCCGGGCAGCCGCGTGTGCGCGATCATGCGCGCGCGCATCGTCACGAGGTGAAGTTCACGCACCTCGATCTCAAGAGCGTCGACACCGACGGCAGCTTCGAAGGCTATGCCAGCCTCTTCCATCGCGAGGACCTGGCCGGCGACGTGGTGATACCCGGCGCGTTCGCCGACAGCATCGGCCAGCGCGGCGCCGCGGGTATCAAGCTGCTTTTCCAGCACGACGCCAGCCAGCCGCTCGGCGTCTGGACGGCGCTGCGCGAGGATGCGCGCGGCCTCTATGCCAAGGGCCGCCTGATGCCCGAGGTCGCCAGGGCCCGCGAGGTGCATGCGCTGATGCGCGCCGGCGCGCTCGACGGATTGTCGATCGGCTTTCGCACGGTAAAGAGCCGCCGCGACCGCGCGAGCGGGCTGCGCCGCCTGGAGAAGATCGATCTGTGGGAGATCTCCATCGTCACGTTTCCGCTGCTGCCCGAGGCGCGCATCGCGGCGATCAAATCATCCCCGTTCGCCGGCTCCGTGCCGACCGAGCGGGAGCTGGAACGCTGGCTCACGCGGGATGCTGGGCTGAAGCGAAGCGAGGCGCGCGCGCTGATGGGCGCGGGCTTTCGAGGCCTGAAGGCCCTGCGGGACGCGGGCCGGCATGAAACCGGGAAGGCCGTGCTGGCGGAGCGCATCCGCGCCGCGACGGCCTCTCTCAACCCAAGCACCTGAATGAAAGGCTAGTGATCATGTCGGAACTGGAAACGAAGGCGGGCGACGCAAACGTCGGCGCCGCCTTCGATGACTTCATGCGCGCCTTCGAGGCGTTCAAGGAGACGAATGACGAGCGCCTTGACCACCTCGAGCGGCGCTCGGCGAGCGATCCGCTCATCGAGGAGAAGCTCAATCGCATCGACCGGGCCTTGGACGACCATCGCCGCGCCGTCGACGACTTGGCCTTGAAGGCGGCGCGACCCGCAATCGGCGAGACGGCGCCCCGCTCGCGTTCGTTGCTGGCGCACAAGTCCGCGTTCGACGCCTACGTGAGGAACGGCGAGGCGACCGCGCTGCGCGACCTGGAGCGCAAAGCGCTTTCGGTCGGCTCCGATGCCGACGGCGGCTACCTGGTGCCTGAGGAAACGGAGCGCACGGTGAACCGCGCCCTGCGCGCCATATCGCCCATTCGCGCCATCGCCGGCGTGCGTCAGGTTTCGGGATCGGTCTACAAGCGGCCGTTCTCCGTGGCCGGGCCGACCACGGGCTGGGTGGCCGAGACCGCCTCGCGCACGCAGACCAACGCGCCGACGCTGGATGAGCTGTCGTTCCCCACGACGGAGCTCTACGCCATGCCCGCGGCAACCTCGTCGCTGCTCGACGACAGCGCGGTCGATATCGACGAATGGCTGGCCGAGGAGGTGCGCGTCGCCTTCGCCGAGCAGGAGGGCACAGCGTTCGTCAGCGGCAACGGCACCAACAAGCCGAAGGGCTTCCTCGCCTACACGACGGTGGCGAATGCCTCGTGGGAATGGGGCAAGCTCGGGTTCCTCACCACAGGCGTAGACGGGGGCTTTGCTGCATCCAACCCGGCCGACAAGCTGATCGACCTCGTCTACACGCTCAAGGCCGGCTATCGCGCCAACGCGCACTTCGTGATGAACCGGGCGACGCAGTCGGTCATCCGCAAGATGAAGGACGGCGAGGGCAACTATCTCTGGCAGCCGTCGGGCGCGCCGGGCGATGCGCCGACGCTGCTCGGCTACCCGGTGGCCGAGTCGGAGGACATGCCGACGATGGCCGAGGACAGCCTGAGCGTCGCCTTCGGCGATTTCCGCCGCGGCTATCTCATCGTCGATCGCGTCGGCATCCGCGTGCTGCGCGACCCGTACTCGGCCAAGCCCTACGTGCTGTTCTACACGACCAAACGGGTCGGCGGCGGCGTCGCCGATTTCGACGCCATCAAGCTCCTGAAGTTCGCCGAGTAGCTGCGCTCGCGATCGCCCATCTTCTGTCATCCCGGATGCCGCATCGCATTCGCAGCTTCCGGGGTGACAGCGAGTGAGTTGGCCGCGCGGTTTCCTCCCCCCGCGTGGTTGAAGCGGGACCGCCGTTTTCCCCGGCGGCGGTCCCGTATTTTTTGCGCTCATCGACGAGAGGTCCGAATGGCTCTGGTGCTGACAAGCGCTCCGGAATGCGAACCCGTGACGGTGGCCGAGGCCAAGGCGCACCTGCGCGTCGACGGGGAGGCGGAGGAAACGCTGATCGCCAGCCTGATCCTCACCTCGCGCCTGCATGTCGAGGCGGCGCTTGGGCTGGCGCTGCTGACGCAAAGCTGGCGGCTGTCGCTCGATGCATGGCCGGCGGCGCGGGACGTGGAGCTGCCGCTCTATCCGCTGCAGTCGGTGGACGAGCTGCGCGTCAGGGATGCCGCCGGCGCGGCGACGGTGATCGGCGCCGGCGCCTATGTCGCCGACATCGGCTCGCGCGCGCCGCGTCTTGTCCGCAAGGGCCCGCTGCCGGTGCCGGGGCTGCCCGCCAACGGCATCGAGATCGATTTCACCGCCGGCTACGGCGATGATCCCGGCGACGTGCCGGCGCCGATCCGCGAGGCGCTTCTGCTGCTCGTCGCCCATTGGTACGAGCATCGCGATCCGATCGAGGTCGGTGGTGCCGATACGGCCGTGCCCGGCGCAGTCTCGGCGCTGCTCGCGCCTTACAAGCGAGTGCGGCTATGAGCGGCGCTGTACGCATCGGCGAACTGCGCGAGCGGCTGGTGCTAGAAGCGCCGTCGCGTGACGGCGACGGCGGCGGCGGCGCGGCGATCACGTGGGCGGAGGTGGCCGTCGTGTGGGCGCGCATCCTGCCGCGCAGCGGCACGGAGAGCCAGGCGCTCGACCGGCTGGCCAGCACCGTCAGCCATGAGATCGTCATCCGGCATCGCGGCGACGTGGTGCCCGAGATGCGCTTTCGCGCCGGCGCGCGCGTGTTCGACATCCGGGCGGCGTTCGATCCCGACGGGCAACGGCGCTGGCTGCGCTGCCTCGCCGAGGAGCACGACCTGTGAAGATCGCCGTGCGCGTCTCCCCGGTCAGCGAGGCGCGGCTGCGTGCCCACGTCGCCGCTGCGGCGGCCCAGAAAATCGAAGACGCGGCACGGTCAATGATAAGCGAGGTGAGCGATGGCGAGCGCGAGCTGGGCGCTGCAGCAGGCAATCTACGCGAGCCTCGCCGGCGATGAGGCGCTGACGGCGCTGCTCGGCGGGTCGCGCGTCTACGACCACGTCCCCGAACGCGCGGCGTTTCCCTACGTGACGTTCGCGCCGGGGTCGGTGCGCGACTGGAGCACGGGCACGGAAAGCGGCTGCGAGCACACGATCGTGCTGCACGTCTGGTCGCGCGGCGCCGGCCGCAAGGAGGCGCTGGCTATCATCGACGCGCTGAGCACGCGCCTGCATGACGCCGGGCTCAGCCTTGCCGGCTTCCGCCTGGTGAACCTGCGGCACGAGACCTCGGAGGTGCGGCGCGACGCCGACGGCGAGACGTTCCAGGGCATCGTCCGCTTTCGCGCGGTGACCGAGGAATTGGCGGACAGCGAATAGGAAAGAGAGAGCAAATGGCGGCACAGAAGGGCAAGGATCTTCTGCTGAAGGTCGACAGCGACGGCGGCGGCACGTTCGTGACCGTCGCCGGATTGCGCACGCGCACGCTGGCGTTCAACGCCGAATCCGTCGACGTCACGCACGCGGAAAGCGCCGGGCAGTGGCGCGAGCTGCTGGCCGGTGCCGGCGTCAAGTCGGCGCGGCTGACGGGCGCCGGCATCTTCAAGGATGCGGCGTCGGACGAGATCGTGCGCGGCTATGTTTTCAACGGCACGATCCGCGACTGGCAGGTGGTGGTGCCGGATTTCGGCACCGTCGAGGGGCCGTTTCACATCGGCTCGTTTGAGCTTACCGGGCGGCACGACGGCGAGGTGTCATTCGAGATCGCGCTCGAGTCGGCCGGCGAGCTGAGCTTCACCGCCGCCGGCTAGCGCCGCTCGACATCCACACGGCGTCTGGCATGCTGCGCGCTTGCCCGGGGGGATATGCCGATGACCACGCTTACCATCTACATCGTCGCCGCCGTGGCGGAGATCGCCGGCTGCTTCGCGCTGTGGGCGGTGGCCCGGCTCGGCGCTTCGCCGCTGTGGGTCGCGCCGGGAATGGCGAGCCTGTTGCTGTTCGGCTGGCTGCTGACGCGGGTGGACGTCGAGCTGGCGGGACGCGCCTACGCCGTCTACGGCGGCATCTACATCGCCGTGTCGCTGGCGTGGCTGTGGGCCGTCGAGGGCCGCATGCCCGACCGCTGGGACGTGCTCGGCGCCGCCATCTGCGTCGCCGGGGCGCTGATCATCCTCTACGCGCCGCGCGGCGCATAAAGCCACACCACCATTCGGAGACATCGATGGCCAATCTGCACCGCGGCGAGATCGAGGCCGTGCTCGACGGCAAGACGTTTCGCCTCTGCCTGACGCTCGGCGCGCTCGCCGAGCTGGAGGCCGCGTTCGGCGACGACGACATGCTGGCGCTGGCGCAGCGCTTCGGCGGCGGCCGCCTGTCGGCGCGCGATTGCGTGCGCATCATCGGCGCCGGACTGCGCGGCGCGGGCTATGAGATCGCCGATGAGGCCGTGCGCTCGATGCGGGCGGAGAACGGCGCCGCCGGCTATGTCGATGCCGTGGCGCGTCTGCTGCGCGCGACGTTCGGCGAGGACGGCGAGGGGCGACGCGCATCGGCGGAGGAGCCGCAACCCGGCCCTTTCCCTGGGACGACGTCATGGCCGCCGGCTTCGGCCTCCTCGGGCTGACACCCGCCGCCTTCTGGTCGATGACGCCGCGCGAGCTGGCCGCCGCATTGCGCGGGCGTCTCGGACCGCAGGTCGCCGGGCCACCCGGCAAGCACGACATGCTGGCGCTGATGCGCCGCTATCCCGACAAGGATGCGCACCATGGCTGACTGGAACGACCCGGCGGATGCCGTGACGGTGGCGATCGTCGCCGACACCACGCAATTCCAGCAGCAGATCGCCGACGCGTCACGCCTCGGCCGCCAGTTCGGCAACCAGCTCACGACCGCGTTCGAGGGCATCGCCGTCAAGGGCAAGGGCGTCAGCGATGTGCTGCGCTCGCTGGCGCTCAACCTTTCGCAGCTCGTGCTGCGCTCGGCGCTCAGTCCGCTGACGAGCTCGATCGGCGGCGCGCTGTCGGGGTTGCTCAGCGGCGGCACGGCATTCGCCAACGGCGGCATCATCCGCCAGCAGCTTCCCGTGCCGTTCGCGTCG